TGAAAATAGAATATACCATTACGATAGTCTCAATTATAGTGAATGGGAACAGGGGTACTCCGAACTCATATTCCGTAAGAAATCCCAACGCGAAGCTCAAGATATGATACGTTTCAAATCAAACGAATTTAGAATAGACTCTTATATTAATGCTGATGGTGATTACGATCACTACCCGGTTTTAACCGTGAATCAACAAGGTCTCATTAAATTAAACGCCGAAATGCATATTATTGATAACACTACTGTTCATACAACGTCAGAAATGCAGTGTAATACGAAAGCACTTTTAGATATAGAAGGCGAATGTTTTACTAGACGTAGGATTAACATTGGTTGGCCCGAAGGTCAAAATATATTTGGTTCGGATAAATGGACTTGGACGATCATTTACGATACGCGTTCACCTCGTGTAATAAATTGGGATGGTGATGATTACTCGATATCTTCAAATATAATCGCGATTAACAATTCACCATGGGTAGGAAAATATAGGAATGATTCAAAGGGTACCGTGTCACATCCATATCCTTATCCAGGTACTGCAAAAGATTTTTTATACGATGAATCTGAATGTGCATTTTATACGGATTCGATGCATAATGGTACCACTAACATAGGTAACGCAGGATACGCTATTAATACTAATTATACTGTTGCAGGTGCTAATGGTCATACAATATCGTTTTGGTTTAAATTAACAAATTCACAATCGTCTCTTACATCAAATGAAACCCTAATAAGTATTGGTACACCAAGTAGTACAGTAAACAATGGTGTAAAATTACAATTATCAGCTACAAAAATTATTATGAATTTTGGTACACATACAATAGAAACCGGCACTATATCACTTGACACGTATAAGTGGTACCATCTACATACTAAGTTTGATGATGATAATGGTGGTTCAATGGAAATACGTTTAAATGGAACTTTACAATCCCTAACTACTATAGGTACTCAACCTTCTAGTACAGGTTGGAATCAAAAATTTGTCATAGGGTCAACAGACTACGATACTGTAAAAGATTGTTATATCGGTATGATAGCATACGGTAAGCACTTATCTATGGATGGAACGCAGAATAATTTGATTTGGAATAAAGAGATACCAACATGGGAAGATATGTATAATTGGGGTCCACCTACACAAAGATTGATAGTTGGAGGTGATACAGTTATCAATAATCGTTTGGGTATAGGAACATCAAATCCGGATCACCCTTTAGATGTTGTTGGTAATATAAAATGTACAGGTTACTTATCAAAAGGTAGTGGTTCATTTACAATTGATCACCCACTTACAAGTATGAGTAATACACACAATCTTTACCACTCTTTCATAGAAGGTCCAAAAGCCGATCTCATATACAGAGGTAAAGTTGATCTAGTAAATGGAAGTGCTTCTATAAACTTAGATACCGTTTCTAAAATGACAAGTGGTACATTTGAAGCACTGAATAGAAACACTCAGTGTTTTACAACGAACGAATCCGATTGGGACGCAGTGAAAGGGTCCGTATCTGGAAACATGCTTACAATATCGTGTCAAAACGCGTCTTCTACCGCAAATGTTAGTTGGTTAGTTATAGGCGAAAGAAAAGATCAACACATGTACGATACAAATTGGACTGACAGTGACGGATACGTCGTACCCGAACAATTAAAATAAAATTAAGTAAAATCACATTTACCATGCTGGAACAAACAGGATGGTAGATGGTTTAACCCACTACTTTTTTAGTGGAAGCGAATCCATAATCGCGAGTGTAATAACACCCGCGATAAAAAACATAACGAGAAAATTACATTCGGTATCGTCCTCGCCTAGGAAAGACGTTATCTCGCGACGACGTCTTGCTACCCTTGGCTGAGGTATCAATTCCTCCTGACTCCATGAAGGTCTCTCAATAGGTTCCTCGTCTAAAGGACAGTATCCTATCATTTATATATTACTTACAAATTAATTTCGACCGATTTTTTCTTCTTACCACCGCCGCGTTTAGACTTGGTCTGAGTAACCTTAACTTCCCTCACTTCATTTTCATCGTCACCCTTAGTTTCCTTACTATCGTCTGCTGGTGGTTCGGCTATATCCGAAATGTCGTCCTCGAGATCGACCATATCATCGTCTGGTTTATTCAAATGCGTTGTGCTCATGGAAGGTTGTGGTGGCATCATAATATTACCCATAAGACTCGAAATGTCTAAGCCTGGGCCCTGCATTTCACGTCTTCCATTTGCATCTACCTTATCTTCGCCCTGTTGTTGCGACTTAGGGACCGTATTTTGAACGGCCGACATCATATTTTGTACTAATTCGGGGTTCTGTTTAATCACATCGTTCATGTTCGGCATGACTGATTTAAACATACTATTTGTTAAGTGGAACATCATAGCTGATCCACCAAGCATCATTATAAGTTTAACTTCTGGGGCGACGTGCATTTTCGTTCTATACTTCACGTAAAGTTCCTCGAAAACTTCATCGTAATCATCGACGTTCTCCATAACATTCTCGGACCAACCATCGAGCTGGATTTCGAATGGGTTATATTTTTTATTCAAAAACTCGAGACCTGTCGTACATGCAATAAGCATACGTCTCGAAAACTTTATCGATTTATCTACGTCTATGCTATATGTAATTCTCTTAACTTCCGTTCTAAGTTCATCTATAGGTGAATATGCATTCAAACGCTTATTCACCGTAAAACCTTTTTTTTCTAACCGACCAAGTTTGTTTACGAGATCGGCCTTCTCCTCGTCGATAGTTTTAAAACCAGGTGAGGGTTTATCCTCTTCCATACCACCGTCGGGTACGCCATAATCATACGAATACCCTGGTTCTGGTTCAACTTCGTACTCGCCATAATCAACGGGTTCCTCAGTTGGTGGAACCGAGGGTCGGTTTTGTTTATCGGGGTTTGCAAAAGAATCAATGTCTTCCTGGAAAGTTTGTACCGGGGGTGGCGTGAACTGAGTATGCGCATGTTTTGGCATTTGCTTTTTCACAGGCTGAGGTCTAGGAACTTCGATTTCAATCTCGTTCATAAGAGCCTGTTCGTTATCGTCCAATTTCATAACGTTTGTGTCATTACGATTAAGTATAATCTCTCCGTCCATTAATCTTTATATTGAAACTATTCTAATTTCTTTAACGCACTTTATAAAAAAAATGTATGTTCAATACAAATGAAACTCAACTCTACAAACAAAAATACACTCAAGGCAATTGTGATCGTCTTCGCACTTATATGTATTCTCCAATTTTTGAGAACAAGTGGATACAGCCCAGTCACGATCGAAACTACAGACGAAGGTTCGCTCTTCGACCTCGAATCCAAGGAAGACTGTCTCAAGAACTCCTACTACTCCGATAGTAAAGGTGGTATCTGCGGCGGTCAAAAATTAGTCGCGGCACAAGCGGGCTATAAGATGAAGTAAAATCTCCAGTATATATAAATGGCATTAGTGACTAGCCAGTCCACTTTACCAGATTTCGAATACGAACATCACACGGTTATACTCGATAACTTAGATCATGGTTCAGATAATACAGATTTTACACTTCATTTACCAACACCACTCGAAAATGTCGTCCAAGTACAATTACTTGCGGCAACTATTAATACAACGGGTGATGCTCAAAGATGCATACACATTGGTATAGAAGAACTCAAAACAAATTTTACCCAAAGAGGTAAAAAGGATCTCGATGATGCTGATAATCACCTTAACGGTGTTTTCGGAACAATTATATGCGAACACACAATACACGGTACGGGTAGCTCCCAAAAGGCTGTATTATTCAGAAACGAGTACCCAATTATCCAACAGTATTATAACCCAATACGAAAACTCGATAGATTAACTTTTAATTTAGATAAACAAGATGGTGATGCAGCAGCGTGTGGAGACGCTGTTTTCGTTTTTAAATTCGTTTGCAAAAAAAGAAATTTACCCTACAATAAATAATTTTCAGGGCGTCTCGTACGTATAATTTAAACCTTTTATTATTATAAATGTCTTCTGGTGTTATTCAACTAATTGCTATTGGTGCTCAAGATAAGCACATAATGGGCGAACCAGAAATTTCATTCTTTAGTTCCAGTTATAAGCGACATTCTAATTTTTCACAATCCATAGAAGAGCAAACGATACAGGGATCTGTGAAAAATAACGCTATGTCATCTGTCAAATTCCCAAGATCAGGTGACCTTTTAGGATACACGTATCTAACTATACACAACTCCACACAGGCGCTCGACGTTCAAAGGTGGGATACCCTCATAGATAAAGTCGAATTACTCATAGGTGGTCAGGTTATTGACACTCAAGACGCCGTTTTTACAGAAAAAATCGCCATTGATACGTTCGCATCCAACATTTCTAAGAGTGCATTAGGTACGCACCCAGGTATAAGCGCTCGTTCGTATTTTTACCCTTTACGATTCTTCTTTTGCGAAGGTGCGCAATGCGCTTTACCCATAATCGCGCTACAATACCACGAAGTTGAATTAAGAATTCACTGGGGTTCGCAAGCTGAAAACTACGAATTTGACTGTTATTCGAACTATTACTATTTGGATAACGAAGAGCGTGGTAATATCGTCTCGAGAAACCATGACATGCTCATTACACAAGTCCAGAAAAGCTTACCATCGAACGAACTTGTACAGGAACTCGTATTTAACCACCCGGTAAAGTATCTCGCATGTTCAGATACATCCACGGGAGGTGCATTAACATCGGATACCAATAAAGTCAAAATAGAAATTAACGGTCAAGATATATGCAATTTTAAATACGGAAAACCCCATTTCATGGAAGTACCAAATTATTATCACACGACGTTCGTAACGTCACCCGATTTCTTTTTACATTGTTTTTGTATTTCAACGAGTTCGCTCCAGCCGACAGGAACTCTCAATTTTAGTCGTTTAGATTCAGCTAAGATAATCAGTCAAACCATGAACATAACCGATCCGATATACGCGGTTAATTACAATATACTCAGAATTGAAAATGGTATGGCCGGCCTTATCTACGCAAATTAAAATACATACTTATATTAAATGGTTAAAAACATACCTACCATCGAGCGGTCTACCAAAATCCGGTTTGGTAAACATGCTTTGGATAATCAGGCTGAAAACACAATCGTGTTCAATGCTTCAGATGCTCCAATAAATGCATCCACACCAAATTCTATTTATATGACACCTTTACGGGTCGCGGAAATAGCAGCTTCTAACCTTTTGAGTTACTCGGCATCCACAAAAGAAGTTGTTGATTCGAGTGTTCCTACAGCACTCCTAGGTGGTGTAGATTTAGCATCGGCAGTTGATTTAGGTAATACGTCATCTAACACAGTGATTTTTACAAATACAAACGAAACTATCATTTCATCAGGTACGATCAGGTCAGACAACTTCAAAACAACATTAAACGAAGTTGCTATAGATGGAAATAAAACAAACAAAATCCAAGTTTCTGGAATCATACATTCGGGAGATTTACAAGCAACAGATCACGTTGCCATTGCAAACACAAACCCCCAAAACAAATTAACTATAGGTCCATTAGGTCAAACTGTATTAAATATACCAAATGCGTCGGAATTCGCGTTAGATACGGTCGGTAACGTCAATGCGCAAAATTACCGAGGCGATTCGTATTACCTTTCAAATCTTACGATGGAAAATATAACAAATCAAGGTAATATCACGTCAAATACAATCATATTTTCAAATGCTCATAATAGTATTTTTACAACGAGTAACGTCGATATCGGTGGTAACGTCTTTGTAAGAAACCCAAACGATAACGCAATATTCGGTAACATTGCAGGTTCAAATACAATAACAGCAAGTAAAATAACGGCAGGTGAAATAATAGGAACTACATCTATCGAAGGCCTAAATATTACTGTGTCACCAGGGGGTACGTTTCAAGGTGATGGTGCAAATATAACAAATATAAGCGCCGAAAATATAGATACAGGGATACTTGATGTTGAGCGTGGTGGTACCAACATTGGTACATACAGCACAGGTGATATGCTTTACGCATCGGGACCAACAACACTAGCAAGAATAACATCATCGGGAGCGAACGATAAATTTTTAAAATTTGATTCAGGATCGGGCGTACCCGCGTGGATGGACGTTGCATCTACCCTAGATGAGATCGTCGGTGGTGGTCCCATAGGTTCGAATACAACATCCAATGTCATAGAAACCGGGGGTCTCGTTACCGGATTCGTAGAAGCTACTACACTGGAAGGTAATGGTGCAAAAATATCGGGTATTAACGCAGCGAATGTAGTACAATACAATAATAACACACTCAGTGATGCCGTTTTACCCGTAGTACCCGAAACCAAAGGTGGTACGGGTCAAAATGCGTATGCACAAGGTGATATATTATATTCAGATAATGCTAATTCATTAAACAGACTCGCTAAAGGGACTAATAAACAAATTTTACATATGAATGGAAATGTACCTCAATGGACAACAACAATATCAGACGCAACTTTAAATGCACCAACGCTAACCGGTTCGATTACAACACAAGCTTTAGATGCTAACCGTATTCCGTTTATAGATGGAGGTAATGTATTATCAACGAACCCAAAACTCCAATTCGACGGAGACGATCTCGTGACACTAGGTTCAAATGTTGAAATTACAGGTAATTTACACGTCGTAGGAAACATCACTGCTCGTCATGAAAACAGTCTAACGATTAACGATCCAATTATAGAGGTCGGTAACAATAACTCGAGTGATAACATTGATTTGGGTATGGTCATGACCATGAGTACTTCAAATGTTGTTCATGGTTTTAGAGGTAATGAGAAGGAGTATACGATCGCATACACACACAGTGATCCAGTTGGTCCAGATATCGTACCAACATTAGCAAGTGGTATAACTAACCACCCGTATATTACCGCAAACGTTTGGGGTAACGTCTTATC